ATTTTGCCAAAAATGTTTTTACCCGTAAACCTTTTTCTAAGAGAGAAATGATATGTAAGAAATTAACTTCAGCATTTACGCCACGTTTGGTAACTGGTGCTCACACTGAATTAAATATGGTTTTTGGTCCTTATACATATTCTATGGGTAAAGTATTAGCTTCAACGTTTGGTAAATCCGTTGAATGTGAATATATTGATGGTATTAAAAGGTATGAAAATATCATTTATTGCAGTGGTTTATCAAGACATGAAATTGGCAAACGTTATTTTGAATACGTATCATCATGTTCTGCTTATGATATAGCTGTTTTTGAATCTGATGAATCACGATTTGATTCGCATCAAGATGCTTTTTTGATTAATTTTATTCATCACATGTATAAGAAGTTTTTGCCGGTTAATGAAGCAATATTGAAAGTATTTAAAAGTCGTGTGATAGGCTGTCATGGTACAACACCACATAAGGTTCAATATAAAAATTTAAATGGCAGTCGTGGATCCGGAGACCAAGATACCACGCTTGGTAATTCTCTACTCTTGGTTCTCCGGTGGATCTATATATATCGCACTGCTTTTGGATGGTCTAATAAATATCCTCACTTGAGATGTTTCTTACTCGGTGACGATAATTACACAATAGGTCCTCGTAAAGATATTGAACGCTTTGCTCAATTTACAGGAGTAATCTCACGTCAATTAGGTTTTACAAGTAAGAGTGAGATAAAGAAGCCTCATGATGCTTCATTTTGTTCATCTATTTTTACTCCTGTTATTTATAAAAATGTTGCAACGTTCTATCTTACGCCATCAATAGGTAATGTTTTGTGCAGGACGTTTATGAACGTACATCATCTTGGCTTTTCGATTCGTAAATCTAAAGCATACGCTAAATGTATCCTTTTGGGTTTGTATAGAGATATTTATCATATTTCACCTATTAGATATTTGTTTGATCATATGTTGGTGTTATTAAATGAAGTTAAAATATCTAAAATGGTTGACAAATTTGATATATATAAAAATAATAAGGCTGTCTCTCATGACAAAGGGTGGACGTACCAAATTCGAAGGTGGAACAAGAATTTGTGTGAATGTGATGATCGTACGTTATCTTTTCTTGAAACTAGGTATGGTATTACTGATTGTATGATTTTATCTTTTAAAAAACTTGTAGATACATTACCTAGTCCGTTCGTTGTTGTGGATCACGAATTGTATAATCGTTTCGTATTAATTGATAGTTTTGGTATGAGTATTCCAGAAGCAGAAGAAGTAATAAGTTCTGGTGCTTCTGCTATTATTGATGATTCACATCGTTATATTTTAGAAAATATACCTATTAATAATATTTGTTCAAATGTTGCTAATAGATTGGCTCCCATGTATCGTGCTTTAGATAATGGTTTTGCTTGGCGTGAGCCAATATCTCAAATCCTTTTAGAGGGTTTGGGAACTAACTAATTGCTTCGTTCGGGTGCTTTAATGCACCTTTTTCTACCTTCGGGACTTATTCATTTTGTTTTTCTTGTGTTAACAAGCACATGTATATGTTTATTTTTATAGGTTCG